TAACATGTTTTTGTTCATGGATTTTTGAATAGTCCAATTGAGCTTTACCCAAATACAAGTCGCACCCATAAATAAAAATGGATTAATTATCCGAAGCAAGTCATTAAATGAGCTTAAAAAAATACAAATCGCGTCAATCACTTTTGCCTCCGTTCTCCTTCATCGCCTTTTCAATGTCGTTAACCAATTGGTCATTAATGTATCGATGCAAGCACCAAGTAGCGAACATGGCACGCGATTTGAATACCGGATCACCAAACTTGATATGATCTTCCAAGCTCTTTAAAAACTTAATATGATGCTTGAGACTCTTTTTAGCCTCTGCAACATTGTCTCCTTCCTTCATAGATATCCTTATGCAACTCATACAAGTCGTAAATAATGTAATACAACGGGCAATAACATGCCGCTGACCAAAAGTGTGATAATCCAATTTAGTTTTGATTCAAGCTTACAAAACCGTTCATGATGGACACCAAATCTTTCTTCATGGACACGCAGTTTTACTTCGTGCTCTATATATTGTTCTGTGTTCACTGTATTTCCTTGGTTGTTGAGTAATTCAATTAATTCTTCACTGGTTTCGGCTATCATTCCATTCTGCCTTTAATAGTCCATTAGTCAGCAGTTCCAATTTTCTCTGAGACTCTAAAGGAACATACCCCCACTTAAGCCAGTTGAGTAAACTCATGTGTGACATTTTGGTGTCTTTCCTGAACTTATATGTTGACCCAAAATGTTTTTTTACATCTTCTGGACTCATTTAAACCTCTTTTATTGGATTTTCTTAATATTTCTCAATTAGTATAGCAAGAAGGTTGACTTATGACAAGCACTTGGCATATTATGGACGTGAACTTAACAAAGGACAAACAACAATGACTAAGCAACAATTTAAAGATGGTGTTCATGATATAACGAACGAAGAATATCACGCAGCCGAAGGAATTTCTCGAAGCAAACTGATGTTAATGGACAAAAGCCCATACCATTTTTGGTATGAAATGTATTCTGGTTTGGTTGAGAAAAGAGAAGCCACGCCAGCAATGAACATCGGCTCGGCCTTTCACACGTTACTATTAGAGCCTGAATTATTCAGCAAAGAGTTTGCGGTTGCTCCAAAGATTGACCGCCGGACTACCAAGGGCAAAGAAGAGTTTGCAATCTTTATGGAGGAGAACGCCAATAAGATTCTACTTACCGATGACCAATACGCCAAAGCTTCCGTTATGGCAAATCACGTCAAGCAACATGAAATCGTGACGACCTTACTTGATGAATCACTTTTTGAGCAATCCATATTCTGGACTGACGAAGAAACAGGCATTCAATTTAAAACACGGCCTGATATTTGGTCATCTAAAATGGTCGTTGATTTAAAAACTACGGCTGACGCAAGCGTTCAGGGGTTTACACGCTCCGCATTAAATTACGGGTACTATTTACAGGCTGGCATGGCGTTTGAAGCATGTAAGGCTATAGGCAAGCCGTTTGAGATGTTTGTTATTTTGGCCGCTGAAAAAGAAGCCCCGTATGTACCAGCAGTATTAATCATGGATCAAAACGCGCTGCAATTTGGTATTGACCAATTTCAGTCTTATAAAAAGCGGTTGAAAGCGTGCTTGGACTCTAACAAATGGCCGGGCTATCCCGTTCAAGAGTTATCAGTGCCTAAGTTTGCTAAAATTGAAGAGGAGCAAGTAGCATGAGTAAGGAACTACAATCATTGAATCAAAGCATGATAATGTGGGATGACCAAAAAAAGCTTGAGGAAATCCGCAAATTATTCGCACCAACATTGACAGAGATGGAGTTTCAATTCTTCGTAGGCTTGGGGAAAGCCTCGGGATTGAACCCATTTACTCGTGAGATTTGGGCAGTTAAATACGATAAAAATGCACCGGCTCAAGTGTTTATAGGTCGTGACGGATATAGAAAAGCAGCTCAAGCCCATTCTGAATATGACTATCATCAATCTGATGCAGTCTATGAGAATGATAAATTTGAGGTCGTTAATGGTGAAGTGCGTCACGCTTACACCATGAAAGACAGGGGTGCTCTGGTTGGTGCTTACTGTGTGGCGAAACGTCATAAATCCTCACGGCCTATTTATGTCTTTGCTGAACTTAAAGAGTATTCAACCGGTCGAAGCGTGTGGAAAGATAAACCGGCTACTATGATTAAAAAGGTAGCTGAATCTCAATGTCTGCGTGCGTGCTTCCAAGATTTGTTAGGCGGTACTTATGGCGAAGAGGAAATCAATCACAATGAAGCTCAAGAGCCAGCAAAGCCGGTTAGCAAGTCTCAGCAGTTAATGGATAAGCTCAAGACTGCAAAAGGTCAAACCATTGAAGGTGAGGTCACGCATGAGGAAACGGGTGAAATAGCAACATCAGAACAACTCACTGAAATTGAGTTTCTTGTGGCAGTTAAAGATTTTTCACCGTCTCGATTCCTTGATGCCCTTAAACATTATGGCGTTGAAAAATTACCTGAGATAACTAAAGCTCAGGCAGAGGATTTCATCGGGATATTAAACAAACTGGCGGACAAAGAATGAGTTGTATTTGTGAAAAACATAAGGACGAGCTTAAAAGCTTGTCCTCCGAGGAGTTAGATAAAAAGATTGAGGAGAATGTCCTAAAAGCGCATGACCTTAACCAAGAACTTTTTACTCAGAAAAAAATTGTTGATTTACTGATTGAGGAATTGGAGTCCAGAAAATGCCAACAGTAATTCACGACCCAAGCAATTATCTTGATAAAATAACCGAAGTTTATGCCTTTGTTTCAGTAGATGAATTCGGGGAAGGTGTCATTGGCATGACTCTTGCAGTCAATGGCCGTGAAACCTTCATGCCATTTGTTTGCGCGGATAAAAAACGCATGGAAAGCATTAAACCTCACGCTAAAGAAATAGCGAGAACTACAGGGAAGAAAGTCCGATTGATTAAACTAACGACCCGTGAAGAGATTGAGGAGTATTAAATGCACTTGGTAGAAGACAAGGATTTGACCAAAGAAGAGAAACAATACTTAGAGAATTTATTTTGGAAATATCAGCAGGAAATTGAAGAAAAAATTCACCAAAAAATGGTCGATGAATTTCACTTGCTTTCACGTTATAAAGGGGAATTAGCGCGTAAATTTACAGAATTAAACGGATTTCATGGCACGTTGCTTGGTTGTATGAAAGAGATGATTGATAAGCAAGATGCCCTGTTTCAGATACATAGTGATTTAATTAATTTGATTTTGCGAACCAATCCTCAATTGATTAAAGAGTTTGAGGTTGTTCAATGAAAAATATCGGAGGAGGTTATTTTCAGCTTTCGGTTGAGCAGTTTGAAGAGATTTATAAAAATGGATTCACTTTTGTTCAACCATATCCGGGTAAATTCAAGAAAATAACGATGGATAACATTCTAATTAGCGAAGAGGATGTTAAGAAAATGCTTGAGAAAAAATTGAAGGAAAAAAATAATTGAACTCACTATTAACAGAGTCCACATTCAAGATAACCAAGAATCCCCTTGACCATCATGTCATTGGGATTTACCAGTTTTTGACTGATGGATTGTGTCAGATAGGAAGCTCTCAGCAGATGATAGAGCTTACAGACTATGGTTTAGATGCCTTAGAAAAGAATTTGAAGGCTCTTTTACTAGCAATTCTTACTTACAAAAATAAAGGATTATGCAATGACTCAACCCTTAACCACATATCGAGAAAATGCCGCTGCCAAAGCGAATGAGCCGGTTGTCAATGCTCATGAATTTCTCTTAAAATTTCTTGCTAAATTCGACACTGCTAAGCGTGGCGGCATTCATGACTTTATGGAAATATCGATTTTCAACATGATTAATTCAGCGATTGGAAACATTGATACTTACCTACAGACTGGCCAAAAGCAAGTGAGTGCCAATGAGATTATGGCGATTGTAGCAGACTCTTATCAAGGGGTTTTGGATAACATTAAACGTAATATTGAGAACATGAATCAGGTGAATTTGAGATAAGGGCTTTATCAATGGACGATATGCAAAAATTAAAGAATGAATTGGCCTCATTAAAAGAACAGTTTAAAAAGAAGTGTGAAAAGCTCAAAAAAGCCAATGAGAAAATACGCTATCTCGCTCCAAAACATCAGCGTAGGAATGTTTGGCAAGAAGCCCGGCATTTGGAACTCTCGATTTTAAAAGATTTGACCGACCATTTGGATAAATTTATTTATAAAGTTACTTACAAATATGAAGAAACTACTTATTCCGAGCCTAAAGTGGAATCTTTTGGCACAAAATGGCTTAAAAGAAGTTTATTAATGCACTTGGCTCATAAGCACGACTTAGTATTATATGACTATGAGGTCAAAATAATAAGCGCAGAGAAATTATGGTAATGGATTTGATGGTTTTAGATAAGGATTATCTAAGTGAAAGAATTACGCCCGTATCAGCAGGAAGCTGTTACAGAGTGTTGGAAAGCTCTTGTAGCATCAGATGAACCCGTTTTATTAATGGCAAGTGTAGGCTCAGGTAAAAGCCTGATGCTTGCCGATATCCTCTTGAGAATGCAAAAGCTCGGCAAACGTGCTCTATGTCTTGTTAATAACGCTGAATTGGTACGCAATAACTGTGCCACTTTTATTGAGCAAGGAGGGGAAGCGTCTATTTACTGCGCGGCTCTAAAGTGCAAAGATAGCAGTGCGCCTATAGTGTTCGGCACTCCTCAAACCATATTAAACGGAATTAATAAAAATGAACCGATTTCACATATCAAATTCAATATTATCGTGGTTGATGAAGCTCACGCTATTAATTACCTTGATCATCGGAGCATATTTGTTCGGTTATTGCGACACTACAAACAAGAATACCCTCTCATGCGAGTACTTGGAGCTACAGGAACAAACTTCCGATTCAAAGGAACAGAAATCGTGGGTAGTGGGTGTTTGTTCCGAACTCAAGTCGGAAATATTACTACTGAACAATTAATCAAAGACCATTATTTGATTGATCCAAATTTTGAGGTTGATAAAGAGCTTGTAATCGACTTCACAAAGGTCAAGGTTAAGCGTAACGGGAAGTTCGACCAAAAGGAGCTTGAACAGGTCATCACTGAAAGCGCACGCCTCACAGAGCTTATTTGCAAGCAAATAATCCATATCATGGAATCTCAAAAACGTTTTGGGATATTTATCTTTGCAACGACCAAAAAACACGCATTTGAAATATTAAGCCATTTACCGGAAAATGAATCAGCAATAATCTTAGGGGAAACACCGCAAGATGAAAGGACTACTATACTGGATAAGGCGCGAAAGGGTGAGATTAAGTATCTTGTTAACATTGCTATTATTTCTGTTGGTGTCGATGTTCCAGCTTATGACACTCTCGCTTATTTACGACCAACAGAAAGTCTTGTCCTTCTTGTTCAAACAATGGGAAGAGCCTTACGATTGTCACCCACCACGGATAAAGTAGATGCTCTTGTCTTGGATTTTGCTGGCAATCTTGAGCGTCACCGCGATTGGGATAATCCTATTTTGCTAAAAGCTTTGCGTCAGACTATTGACCATGATAAACCACGGCCTATGATATGTCCTAGGTGCTTGGCTGGAAATACTGAGAACGCGAGGCGGTGCGTTGGCGAGAGAATATATAATCAGAATGGAAAAGTCACGCAAATTCGCTGCGATTATTATTTTGAATTTAAGGAGTGTACCGGGTGCGGCATTCAAAATGACATTACGAGCCGTCATTGCCGCTCATGCCATTGTGAGCTTATCGATCCGAATAAAAAGCTTACCTTGGACACGACCACCGAGGATTTAAAAGAATTAGAAGTTCTTCATGCAAGCTATAATATAGCTGATACACAAACGGCCTTTCGCATTAGCTGTTCTTACCGGTGCCGTGATAATGAGGGTAAAATTGCTACCTTCTATGAAAATTACACGCCATCCAGTGATAAGGCTCGTCATGTGTTCTATGGGCAATTCATTAAAAAACACTGCAATACACCATCCGATTGGTACCCATACATTAGCGAACGTTCCAAAATGGAACAAATGCTTGAGCATGTTAATACACCATCAAAGATAATGTTGAAATTTGATAATACCGGATATAGAATCAAACGGAAAGTTTTTGAAAATAGCTTATCTGCCATTGCGTAGACAAAGTAACGGGTTCGTTTTGGCGTTCCCAGCGATATTTTTCCGGCTGCAACGCCCTTGATTGGCGTTTAGGAATCTTGTACAGAGTGTCAGCCAGTAATGTACAAGGCGGAGCTTCCCCGTTAATCAGGGCTAAACGATTCTAGCCCGGCAGGAATGATAAATCGTGACAGCGTGGAGAGACACGCCTTTATCAAGGATGAGAAATGAAAGAATTTAATCTTATTCAGGAATTAGAAAAACTTTATTGGTACATGCAAGGTGCTCATTCAGTTTGCGATCATGAAAACTCAAGCGCAACTTTTCATCAAGCATGTCATAAATTAGATGAGATAATTAATTCAATACCTAAAGACAAAGAAGCCAACGCATAACGCTGGCTCAACTCCTTCTATCATAGATAGATGAGTTATTCCTCTTCTTCCTCATCACGGCATTTCTTGGGAAGTTTTTTACCTTTAGTTGCTTTTTTAGTTGCTTTCAAGAATTCTTTTTTTGCTTCTTTGTCGAAGAATATCGTATCAGCAATAAAGTTAAGCGCAGTTTCAAGCAATAATATTTTAGTTTCCAGTCGAGTAAATTCTTTATATATCTTACTTTGGTTATCAAGGGAAATTCCATCCACCGGGCTATACTTATCTTTTTTGATTGCTACCAACATCTCGGCAGTAATCCCAAACACTTTCATAATCTCACCATCAGATTTTTTTTGACTCAAAAACATTTGAATCTTTTTTAAATCATCCAAACCGGGTTGCTGATTATTGTTGTCTGCTATTTGATTTTTACGCCATTCTGATTGTACAATCTCCGGCTTCTTGGAGTTTGGCTTCCAACTATCAAGCGTAACCTCTTCCTTGTCACTTCCGTCAATGCTGCACGGATCGAATTCATAACTTCTATTCCCCATCTAAACGCTCCTTGTAAGTAAATCTGTTTCCTTAAGTCTGATTATCGTGATAATCAAACATAGGGCTTTTTTAGTATAATTCGAGTATAAATTGAGTATGAATTATACCTATTGGCCACTAACTACCTGTACAAAATTAACATCAACAAATTGACTTAGAACTAAACAGATTTTTTGGTTCATTCTGCTCTCTAAATGTAGTATAATCTAACAAATAGAACGAAATTATTTCTTTCGCAGCCTCAAATCCCCAAACTGCGACCGCAACATAACCGCGCTGAGTTTTTCGTGCCAAAAATGCCGCTTGTTCCTTCGATGGTTTGTTATTGCCGACCTTCAATTCTAACCATAAGCCATGATTTCCATTCATTGGTAGTGCCAAAAAAAAGTCTGCCACTCCTTTTTTGACATTCATTCGTTTCAATTTTCGGCCAGCTTGCCAATGGCTGCCGTCAGCTTTTGGAATTAAAAAACGCTCATTGGCAAAATGATGAAAGTCCGGTTCAAGTTCCGGGTATGTTTCATCAAACCAATTTACGAGATTAATGTGATCAATCTCTTCGGGTTTCACGTTAGAACCCTTGGCGCATCATCAGAGCAACATCTTTCGCGCGTTGACCGACTTCTTTTGCCCATAAGCTATCCAAAGCTTCTTGAGCAGCAGTTGTATAGTCGTTTCGTTCTAGTGCTGCAATCATCCCGTGGAATTCAAGCAAGCGCGGTAATCCCATGTTAAAGCACATGTTGATTAAGGCCAGTTGAACGTGTTCAGGTTGATTGATGTAAAAATGACATGTGGCCAAGTCCGTTTTGGCCTTCTTGATGTCGTTTTGAAGCATGAGTTCTGCTTCATCTTCGCTGATACCATTGTCATCAAGATTTCTTCCATATCCAATGGTCACGATTTTCATTGTGTCTAAATAGGGGTGTGAGCGATATCCTTCGCATTTTTTGAGCCATAATTCTAAATCTTGCATCTTTTACAATCCTTGTAAAAAAGGCACCCGAAGGTGCCAGCGGAGATTACGCAGGGGTTACAACACGGTAACGAATGTACAAAGTAACTGTACTGTCGCCAGTTGCAAAATCGGCAGTTTGGTTCGATAAGAATACGGCTGTGTTCAAAGAGGCCGCTTTAGTAACGCTTAGAGAACCAGATATACCACCATTAGATAAGAATCCACTTGCAGCTACGGCATTTAAAGAGGCAGCAGCCAAGGTTCCAGAAGCAACGGCACCGGCTCCATGTACAGTATTTCCGTACTGTGCAGCCAATACGCCACCGGCAGTATATTGAGTGGTTCCAAAAGCGATATCCCAAAGAATGTTATCAATGAGGATTAATTTACCAGCACCCGGGGCAGCGATTAACTGAACAGGGGTATCATACAATGCTTTGACTTGAGCAGCGGTCAAAGTCACGGTAGCAGTGGCAGCAACATCCAAGGCAATATTTGCATAGTCAACGGCATTGGCACCAATCTTAGAGCCTGTAACAGCACCGGCACCGATGGTCAATACGCCAGTGTTGCTCATGGTCGCATCACCAGACATTGCAACGCCAGTCGCTACGTTTGACGCATTACCGACAAATATGTCACCGCTTGACAGAGTATTTGACAAGCCACCATTAGCAGCCAGTGAAATAAAGGTGTTATTTGTAGCATCGTGAGTAAAGAATCCAATTTGATTTGAAGAGTAATAAATCAATACTAAGTCTTCAATTTCCCATTGAAAAACACCATTGTTTAATAATTCAATGTTTGCTTCTTCGTTGGTTAAGTAACCGGCTGTGGTAATTGTCGATAAATTTGCAGTAGTAACGATACCTACGATATTGGGGAATAAATTAAACTCCCTCTTAATCGAGGTTATTGTGGATGTTGCGGCCATTTTATAATCTCCCTATAATTTATTTGGTTTGATGTTTAAGTCTTTTACGTCTTATCCTATCCAAATCATCTACACCTAAATAGCCAACGCCTTCGGCAGCCGCATCGGTTCGTACTCCATACTTACCGGTATCGCCAGCCTCTTTTATGAGAGCGTCATGGCCTCTAAATCCTTCTTTTCTACCTTCTCGAACTTCGATAGGTTTTCTTGGAACGTCATCATAAGCCATGATTATCTCCTAGTATCGGCAGTCCTTTTTGTCTTTCTTGTCAGTTTTACGCTCTGACTTTTTTTCCATCTTTTTCTCTTTCATGTCCATTTTTTTCATGGGCTTTTTAGCTTCTTTCTTCATTTTAGCTCGTCCTCAAGGTTAATTGGCTTGTGATAATGCAGCATTTCCAGCGGCTTCTATTGTAGCGTCAGCGACCGTATTAGCACTATTCAATATGGGCTTTACGACAGCAGAAACAGCAGGAGACTTTGACTGTATAAATGATTCAAGCTTGGTAATTAATAAGGACAATTCTTTTTCGATGGAATCCACCAATTCAGGCTCGGCAGCAATCAATGAGCTTTCAATGACGGATAGTAGGTGATTACTCAAAAGAGTAATGATCATATTAAACATGGGCAATGTCCTTATTTTTTCTTAGATGATTTAAGAACCTTATTGGCCTTAGAATCTATCTTACTCTCAGTTGATTTACTGATTTTCCCTTTGTGCTCCATTTCAGAAGCACGAGCCTTAGCATTCTTTGCGTGGGCTTTATCATTAACAGGATATTTCCTTTCCTTCGGTAATGCAAATTCACTTTTAGGCAGCTTGTTCCTGCTCTTTGCTGTCAGCTTCGCCATTTCCTTGCTCCTTGGAATCAACAGGTACCGCATCCTTTGCAGCTTTCTCTTGTGCTAGCTTTTGTTCTTCGCCCATTAAAAATGCGACTTCATTCAAATGTCCAGCGACCATATTTAAATGAACCTTTGCTCCATCCAATTGTTCAGTCAATGTGGTTACGGCTTGTTTGGCTCTTTGAAGTTCAGCATTCAAAACCTGTGCTCTATTCCCTAAGACTTCTAAGCTCATTTCTTATATCCTTATCTGTAAAATTAAACAACCGTGAAACCTGAATATTGAGTCTGTCCAGCATGTCCCCAATTATCCCAGCGTACTTGTTTACTATCTACAACGACCGTTCCAGCAGCTACATTCGCACCAGCAGCCAAAAACGCTGTGTATGGATTGTTGCCAGCCGTAGCGCGTACCTTCGCACTATTTACACGAACCTGACCAATATAACTGGACTGAGCATTTAAATAAAGTCCGTATTGAGCAATGTTCGCATCATTACTATATAACTGTAAGTTGTTAAATTCCATACCTGTTATACCGTAACATTGCAATTGCATTCCAGTGTTATTTTCAAAGCATAAACTATTGGCCAAAATACTGGAACCTAATCCGGCACCACCTTCAATGTAAAGCCCACGATTTTTGTTGACAACGAAAGCCGAATTGTCAAATTGAAGCATTTGTCCACGCCAATACATGCCACCGCCAACGGCTCCGGCAACGGTTCCGCAACCTTGTATTGTTGTGTCTCTGATGCTGATAAAGGAGGTTTCATTGTTTCCTGTAGCCACGGAGGTGATGATCCCCCACTGTGAGCAATTTTGAATAATGCTATTTTCAAAAATAAGATGGTTGCAAGCATCGTTGTCTCCGGGATTACCTGAGTTGATGATATTAAATCCATCCGTGAACCCTTGGACTATCAAAGAATTATAGCGTTGGTTATAAAGTGCTTGAGGTTGAACCCCGACACTTCCTGCTTGATTATTACCATTTAAGCTCATAAAGGATAATTCACCGCCCATCATGAATTTTAAAGGGCTTGGCTGCGTGTATTTAAAAAGGATCACATTCGGAGCCACCGCATTAATATTGGTGCGAAGCATCCCATCCCCATAAATATAATTACCCTTATTAAAAACACTGCCTGAATCAAAAGGCATAATCAGGGATGAGCTAACATTATAATTACCCGCTGGAATATATAGAGGTTCGTTATCAGTATAAGCATCATCAATCGCGGTCTGTAAGGCGGCTGTGTCATCGGCTACTCCGTCTCCAATTGCTCCAACGTCTTTTGCATTAATCGTCATAATATTCCTTATGCTGGCCAAGTAATAGTAGGTAATCCGGCAATGACTGATTCAACCGTGGGCAGTGGAGCACCTTGTTGAACTTGAGTCATTATATTAATCGCGTAGTTAAATACCGCATCACGCCAAGCTATAAAAGCCGTAGCTTCGGCCTTCCAAGTAACATTAGTGCTTAATACATAACTCGCGCAAGATACCCCATCGGCATATTGCTTTGATTGCGCTGTTGAATCAATAATCGCCTGAATCTGCGTCATGCAAGTATTTTGAAGGGTATTCATATCAAATATTGCCTGATAGATGCCCGCTTCGGCTAGTAAATCAGATTCTAAAGGTCTAGGAATTCCAGCAACATTCCAGTTCCCAATTAAAATATCATTATCAGGCTGTCTGAAATTAATATTTCCGGCTTCAATTTGTCCGGGATATTTAAGTCTGCAAATTTCTACTAAATTAATAGCCATATCCATTCCTTATATTCTAATAGCAACTATATAACCAGAACCGGTGACTGAACCCGATGCAAATACTGCATATCCCTCTAAAAATACGTTTGTCGTAGTTGACACGTTTACAATCAATGGTGCGGTCGGAAGGTTAAATTGTGACGTTGCAGCCGATGACTGACCGGAGCGAATCGAGTTATCGGGTAAAGTTGCGGATGATAAACTGCACCATGAAATTGCTTGGCTAATATTGCTAGTTCCCGAAGCTAAAGATACAACACCTAAAACCAACCACTGACCGGCTGTCACGCTTAAAGTGGCAATGTTTTTTGCTGTGGCTGTGGTCATCGAAACGCCGCTGACTGCAAGAACTGCCGCACTTAATTGTTCCCCGTGATATCCTGCCGGTGTCGCTGATCCGCTGGTTTGTCCAAAGGTGTACACCCCTGCCGTGCCTTTTGAGGTTATTTGTATTCCGATATTGCTATCTGAACCCACGGCACTTAAAACAGGGCTTCCCCCGGTTATATTATTTGCAATCTGGAAATTATTTACAGGCGTTCCACCCGAAGCGGAAAACGTCAGCATTGTATTGCCGTTGGAATCTAAAAGAGATGTTCCAATTTTTGGGGTAGGAATCGCCAAACTTGCAGGAAGCGTCGTGCTGATGCTTGGCACGCCACCGGCAGAGGTTACTAAAACGCCACTATTTGCCGTGGCCAATCCAGAAACAGCCGTACCATTTGCCGCATACCATGCGACCTGATTGATAGAGCCTGAGTTAACGGTTCCTGAGCCTGATGGAGCCGCCCAAGTACCGTCACCCCTCCAAAACGTAGAGCTTGAGGCCGAAGTACCTGAGTTTAGGTGCGTGACTGCCAAGTTACCTGTGACAAAATTCGCCAAATCAATCGAGGTGCCATTCCAAACCCCTGTTGTAATGGTTCCAAGCGTGGTTATAGAGCTTTGGCCAACGTATGAGGCTGATATGTCAATGACCGGTGTGGTTCCTCCGGTTGAGGTTATTCGGTTGGTTGTTCCACTTACAGAGGTTATACCTGAGAAAGTCGGAGCCGCCCAAGTGCCATCACCACGCCAAAAAGTTGACGAGCTAGCCGAGGTTCCAGAATTTAAATGACTTACTGCTAAATTACCGCTGACAAAACTTGCCAAGTCAATAGCCGTACCGTTCCAGACACCGGCTGTTATAGTGCCAAGGGTAGTAATTGAACTTTGACCGACATAGCTTGCTGAAATATCAATCACAGGGGTCGTGCCACCTGTTGAGGTAATACGGTTCAACGTACCGGAAACGCTTGAAACTCCGGTTCCAGAAGGGGTCGCCCAAGTACCGTCACCGCGCCAGAATGTGGTCGCTCCGGCACTCGTACCGCTATTTAAATTCGTTACAGGCAAATTGCCGGTGAATCCTATAGTAATAGAGCCGCTCACACTCGTTATGCCAATATTTTGACCTTGAGTTAGCGTTGCACCGACCGGATCACTGGCAGTCGTTCCAATTAATACTTGTCCTGCCGTTAATAAAACGGAAGTCAAAGGCGAGCCACCTTGAGCCAGCATCACACCATGTGGAGTGCTTGAGCTTAAAGTTAATGCTGAGAAGGTTGGCGAGCTTCCGGGTGCAATGCTTTGGGGCAAGCTTAAAGTCACGTTGCCAGTTGGTGAGGATGCAATCACCTGATTTGTAGTGCCAATGATTGATAGAACGCCAGCACCAACCAAAGTATCAACATAGGTTTTATTTACCAAATCAGTAGGATTAACCGGAGCAGCCGCGACTTGCCCAGAGGTCAAAGCAGCAGTTGAGGAGGTAATCACCGCACTTGGGATTGTTATTCCTATGGGCAATGTAGTACTAAAGGACGGAACCCCTGCGCCATTCGTACTAAATACCGCGTCATTGCTTGAGACAATCGGCGATAAAATCGTTCCATTGGCCGCATAATAAGCAATCGAATTGGTTGTTCCAGGGTTTACAGTACCGGTTCCACTTCCTGATAATTCAACCCATTGCATGACTATAGGGTTAAAATATTCATAGGTTTGTAAGTCAGTATTTAAACGCAATCGATAATAAATTGCCGCTGTTGGCATCGGTCTTGCAGCAGTAGTACCCGGAGCCAAAAAAGTCCAAGGATTGTTAAACAATACGTTCGCACTGCTCAACAAGCCCGGTACTTGGTCATTATTGGCAATATCACCGCCAGCATTCATCTGACTAAACTTAATAGTCTGTATGGGTGTCGTCATCACTATTCCTTGTGATAATTATTTTTTATGATCCTTGAAGCTGTCTAAGCGATACTCCGATGTAAGCTATTGCGTCCGGTGTAATAAAGTGTAACACGTCACCGCCTCGAACATAGCGTTTGATAGGCTTGAACTCATTGTAAGGTTGCGTGCCAACACTACCGCCAGCAGGAATCACAGGCGTTGCATTCTTGCAAACAAAAACATTTGAGTTTGAAGCATATTCAAAATACGCCTGATATTGCATTGTATCAGTGCCGGGAACTGTCCAAGTCTGTTCGGCATTCACAGTACAAGCGATTTGTGTGGCTGTATCGCTAAAAGGCATCGTCTCGATGTAATTAGCATTGTATTGAATTGTCATTTAATTAAACTCCTTTTAATTATGCAGTCCTAAACGAGCGTCCTTGGTGTAATGATAGGTGATAAATCCTTCTGGGTTAGCGTCACCACTGGTTGTTATTCCTGATAACAATGAACTTCCATTAGCGCATTTGTAAGTGATTCCCGGCGCACTGACTAAAAACGTAGCCCAGAATGATGATACAGCAGCATCGGCAGTTCCACCAACCGGTCCTGTACCATTTTGTAACAAATTGGCGCTTACTTGCCCAGTAGCTCCGGTTATTGGTGAGAATAAAGTCACTAAAGGTGCTGTTGTTCGGGCTACCTCTTTGAATGGGAATCCAAAAGAGCGCGACCTTACCGAGTCAGTACCGGCTTTAATTCCAAGCATTTCAGCAAACAATGAACCGCCAGCATTTGGAGTGCCAAAGAGCACGCCCGGAGCATAGCTTGATTCATAGTAGAAGAACGCATCACGCAATACTTGGTCTGATGTTTTAGGGTTCGTATCAATGGCAAACATATTAGGAACCAAAGAAATTCGATTAAATGAAACCACATCACTTTGACCAAGTGCCGAAGTCGTATAAAAGACAACACCCAAACATTGAGTAGAACTGGCAAACGCTGGCATTTGAAACCCATTGTATGGGAAGCTTGCCGGAGTCGCACTTGATACAGTATTGACCGGTGAATTTATAGGTTCAACGGCTGTCCATTGTCCAGTAAATACAGGCTCACCGGCTGACCATGAGGCAATAGGGTCTACAGTTGAGGGCAGCGTTGAGCTATAGATTAACTTCATCTTGATAGTCAATAAAGTGCCGTGTGTGGTCGTTAATCCCAATGTAGCCAAGGATGATAGAATGCTTCCCCAATACGGCAGGATGGAAGTCGGATCAATGTATTGAATAATGGCAAAATTTTGCTGTGTAGTAGCCGCAACGGTTGTTATTGCCAATCGTCCATCACTGGCACGAGATACCGCTAAACTTCCGGGGTTTTGAGCCGATAGAATAGTTTGGTCAGTAATGTAAATATTTGAACCAATCGTAGTATTGGCCGTTGTTCTTTGTTGCCAAGGATTTAATGGGAAATTCCAAGCAACCAAGATGTCATCTTTAGGTTGTAATAAAATTGAATTTTTATAGTGATGGAAAGTCTGGTCAATCTGACGCTCAACCGTAGTTTGCTCATAAGGATATTCAAGCTCTAAATCGCCAGAGACAAGCTGTAAACTGGTTAAAGTTATATCACAGGTTGTGGGCAATGTAAGCCTGTATTCAATCCACGCAGCCGGAGGCGTATTTGTATTGGCTGATGCCAGAATTTCACCAACTCCGGGATATTCAACAAACGTTTCTGTTAAAGGTGTACTTGGCAATACCGTGGTCAAAAGGTTGTTCAATGAGTCATATATTGCCGCACTAATTGGGTTTGGCGGTGTCGCACTCAATGCCGTGATGCTGGAAGAGACAAAGGTATTTGACCAAAGCACCCCGTTTTCATTAAAACGCTGCCTTAAAACCGCACCTGTCCATGTACCGCTTAACTGAATATGTAAGGCATAAGGCGCATTGGATGGGTCAGTGACCGAACTATTCAAAGCAATTCGGTTAAGGGTAACGTTCCCTGTTCCGGTCAAATCCAAGAACCAACCCGGAGCCACGCGAATGGTTTGTGTGGTTATATTAATCTGAGCAAATGGACTGACAAAATCCACCAAAGCAAATTGTGGGTTAGTGATTTGGTTATCAGTAGTTATCGATTGGCCAACCGGTGTCGTACCAGTAGAACCCGGCTGATAGTTTTCGACCAAGTAAATCAAGGGGTCTTGCTGTGAAGGTTGTTGCAATCCATTGTTTTGGCGAAACTCAAGCCGATAAACAACAGAAGGATCCCAATAAATATCGATAGGAAGCGTACCATTAGCATAAAACTGTATGGGCTGACTCCAAGGACTGTTGCCATTAAAGTCATGCCATACGGTTGATGGCAAGTAAGGCAATGTATTTTGAAGCACGTACATATAGAACGTGTCATCAAATTGCTTACCGGTTAAGTCTACAAATGACCATACCGGGTTACTTCCTCTAACATAGCTCATTAGCAATACTCCTTAATCAATATTTGCCCATGTCATGCCGCAACTTAATCGACTAATACTTAGGACAGATACGCCCATCATGGACGCTATTTTTTTATGCCTGACTTTTTCTTGGAGCAATTTTTTTACTTCTTTTACCTTTTCCACTGACAAAGTATGTGTACGGTTCATATTTTGTTTGGCTCTTGTAATCCAAGTGCAATTATCAGGCTCATATCCTTTATTATTATCAATTCTTTCTATGGTAAGTCCATCTACATAACCATTATTTAATGCCCACTGATGAAATAATTCAGCTGAGTTAAGCCATTCATCACAAACTTTTATGCCCTTTTCCCCATAGTCCTTATATCTGGCACATTTTTTATTATGACATCTATAAATCATTCCTCGCCTAATATTTAAAATTCTATCTCTATTTGGGTTTGACCAAGCAATTACGCCTTTACCTTTTCTGCTCTCACACTTACAAACTTTATCTCTATTTTTGAATAATGAATACTGACCTTCATATTCCAGAGCACATAATTTACATTTCACACGTATATATCTTTTTTTATTCTTAGATTTCTCTGTAGGAAATCTCATTCCAAGCTCTTCTATAACCGTAAAATTGTGGAAATCTAATTGTATTTCTTTCCAAGCTCCTGTTTTGACTTTATTATCATTCATCTACAACACTCACTAAAATAAGTTTTATTGCCCACACATTGGCAATCTTATTTTACACTATTTCTTTTTCTTTTTTTCACCGGCTTCTGAATAAGCTATAGCAATGGCTTGTTTTTGAGTTTTACCAGCATTCACCTCTCTTTTTATATTCTCAGAAAATCCTGCTCTAGTTTTAGCCTTCATACCTTTTATTAATGGCATAATTAAATTCCTTTTTATAAATGCTTGTTTTTTGTTCACTGAAATGTTTATAATGCTCTGTTTAGGAGACTCTTATGTTTACAATATTACTTGTTGTTGGTCTTACTTTAACTTTCTTGCCTGAATATTTAGATTTATTCGAGTAATTTAGTGGCCAATTTTTTACCTTTATTTGTCCCTAATCCTAATAAAGCTAACCCTGTTGATGGAATTCCTAATTTTTTTAGTACAGGCAAAGCCTTTTCTCTAAACTTCATGTATTTAGCATAATCCTCAATTCCGCCTTTTAACAAATCGGCAATCTCATGATGACCTGTACCTCTCAATGCCTGTTCCATTTCATGAAGAATAAGTTGCTTTAGCTCTCTAGCTTGAGGAGCGAGTAAGCGTTCAGATGCCAATGGAGACTTAGCTAAGTTTCTTGCATGTTGACCAATCTGAGATTGCAAAGCAAATGCTGGTTTATATTCGCCATTTATTACGCCTTGTATCATTTCTCCAGTAGCATGGGTTTTAGGTAAAAAAGGTGCGGTTTCTTGTAATAAAGGATAACTCATTTGAAAATTATTAACGCCACGTTGATTAACAAGTTTCTCAGCTTCTTTTAATTGTCGAGCCGCTCCTTTTTGGGTGACAGGAAACTTTCTTAGCCCAGTTTTAATTAATGCTCTTCCACTAGCTATCTCAGGGGCATATTCAACACCTTTTTGAATAATTTTATCCATCAATGTTCCTTCGCCTTTTTGACCTAACAAATTGGCAAAATCATGTTCTTCTTGCATCGGAATATGTTCAGACAATTTAAATTGTTTATGCTTCGGCATTAAATCCAGTTTTTCCTGAATTTCTTTAGGTAATGGAAAGGCTTTATTAATTGAATTACCAAAACTTTCACCGGCATTTTCGACACCTTGGACTAAATCATGTGGAAGATTTAGGGTAGAATGACCAAGGTTAGCAAGGCCAGCAAGAATATTTCTTGGTAATTTATGCCAAAATCCCTCCGGCTCAGGCAAGTTATCCAAATATTCACCGTGGTCTTCTTCATTAACCGGTTTTAGTTGAGTCTCAAAACCAGCATTAATTTCTTCAATAGGCTTGAGTAATGACATATCAAATTTTGATTTAGCCACGTTTCCACCCCTCTGGTAAATGTGCAGCATTAGCTTCTGTCGTTTCATACTTTTTGCCATTTGGATCAATAACAATCACATTCTTTGTGTCAGTGGAGGATAAATTTCCTTCCGTAGCCTGTGATTCATGCTGCGCTTGCATTTCAGGATTGTAAAATAACTTTTGTGTCGCTGGAGTTCCTTTTCTAGCCTTTTGTCGAGCATCAGATAATACTTTTTGATAACGCATTGATGCTTGTAATTGAGCACTAGCTGGTAATTCATATTGTTTAATTAATTTCTTAACTAATTTAGGAACATCTTGAGCGTCAAGAGATTCTTTAAGCATATTATAGGTTCTATTAGTGCGCCCTGCTTTTAAAGTTGACGCTTCATTGACAGTTGTAGCAGCGAGCATTTTTTCAGATAAAAGAAAATCATCAAACAATTTTCTTGCCTTAGGGTCTGTTTTATAATTAGCGGCTGCTTGTTCTAGTCTACGAATAGAACCCTCACCAGAAAAAGGAGCTGCTCCCTTATAAACATAGGGATAAAGCTCATTAAATAATATATTTCCTTCTTCGGACTGTCTTTCTGCCGCTGTCAATGGTATTTCTTTACCTAATGGCGCACCTGTTTGTTCATCAAAAAATTCTTTTTCACCCGGCTTTAGTCCTTGTTTTGTGCGCGCTCTTAAATCACGCAAATCTTTTTTAGCATCAACCTGAGCATCATAAGCTGCTTTGGCATTTTGATAGACTTCGCTGCTTTCACCAACTTGCTTTTTAAGTTTTTCTAAGTCGGAAGCATCTCGTGCCGCTCCATGAAGAACATTGCTTTCACCGGAGGCAGGGTCAATACCAAAATGTTTTTTAAAGTAGCCTCTCAACAATGGATTTTTTTTAATCGCCTCCATGTCAATACCACCTTGAGGAGCATTCACAGGCTCACCGGGTGAGCTTTGCTGTGCTGATTGCAACCCTTCTGGCGAAAACATGCCCATACCTTGCCCCATTTCCTCGGTCGGCATCTCGGTTTGTGGCATTTCTTGGCCGCCAGCTTCTTGACCACCTCCAAACATTTTCATCATGTTTTGGAATTGTTGAAACTCATACATCGGGTCGTTGGAGTTCTTCAATTTCTGCAATTGCTGTTCCAATATCATTTTGCGAATAGGGTCAAGGGCTGCCGCACGTCCAGCCGCTTGCTTTCTCAAAGCGAGTTCTTGTTTAAAATGCTCTTCGGCTTGCTTTTGTTTTTCGCGCTCAAGAATAGGTTGCATGGCTCTTGAATACATGCTTGAGCCTGTGTTAGCCGCTTGACGCAAGGTATCACCCATAACGCCCGGTAATGGTATATTTAATGCCATATTAGCCCCCTGCCAAGTTCCAGCGTTTAGCCAATGCGCCACCAATTGGACCACCTAGAGCACTACCAGCAGCACCGCCAACCATGCCGAGCAAATTAGCGAACATATTGCCGCCAGCATTTTGTTTTCCGTAAGCCATATTGGCTGAGTTCTCGCCCATTTTCATGGCATTATTACCCATGTTCATGGCGTTATTACTCATACCTGACGCAGCATTTGCACCCGTTCCATAAATTCCCTGACCGACACCAATACCAGCAAGGTATTTTTGCATCAGGTTATCCATGTAATTATTGCGCTCGTCTAATCCGATTTTTGTTGTTCCACCTTGTATGGCTTGTAAGGCCGGACTCGAACCCATAAGCCCCATAGAGCTAGCAGCATCCAAGCCATGCTCAGTGGCCATACCTTCCGCTTGTTTGGCTCCTTCACTTTCTTGATACCCCTTTGACCATTTATCCTGCAATGCTTGAGGGTCAAGCAGTGCTTTCATTGCTTCCGACAAACCACCATAGGCTTCTTGTCCATTTTGGTTATATGGATTTAAATAGCCTTGGGCTTCTTTCCCGTAACCTTGTGCTTGATTGTAATATTGATCTAACTGCTCTTGACCTTTTTCGTACCCTTTCCCCGGGTGCAAGAAACTTGATAGCCAACTCATAGCGCATCTCCTTATGGGTAGGCAGTAGTTGTAAATTTAACTAAAGCCCCGCTTTGCATCCCTACATACTCGTTATTGGTTGTATCGTATAAAATCACACCATTTCCTATGGTGCCAGCCGTGAACATGGCTGTAATTTCGGCGGCTGTATAATAAGGAGCCGACAAAAAGTTAAAGCCATTTTGTGTATCTGTGATTACTTCATTGAGCACATCAACCACGTTCGCAATCCATTGATTAAATTGAAATGGAAAATTACTGTCGCTTAGTGGTGCCGCATCAATTCGGTCTAAAAATATTTCACCGTTGAATAATGACATCAGTTCGCCCCTCCACTGACTCGGCGTGTATTCCTTACACCGCCAAGAATGACAATAGGGGCAGAGCTTACGCAAACAAGCTTATAACAACGATTTCGGCTTACACCTAGCTCATACCATCTCATGCGCCATCTATAGGCACCCAGAGGGCTAAATTCGCGTAAATCAGCAGACATAAAGGTTATGCCGCCATCATCACTATAATATAACTCAATATGTGGCTTAAACAGCATGTTATAATGATTATCGTCAAAGGTTGGTGTATTGCTTCCTTCGGCAATTATGAAGTCGTTGCCGTCTTCCGTAACCATGAAAACCGGAACGTCCGGCGTACTCGTCTCACCGACAATAAACACAGTATTAAGAAATGGCGCATTGCTTTGATAAAACGTTTGATCGCCAAATACAAAGTCAATCTCGACATAATCATCAATAAACTCCGAGTAGTCAGGTAAAAATAAGTGTGGCGTTATCATCTCATAACGCATGGGGTACTTCAAAAAGGCATTTGCAGCATTCGGGTCTGTACCAATATTTCGCAATTCATTGTAATAAATGTTTCCTGCCATCTCATACATTGCAGGATCACCGCTCACCGTCACCAAATGCGTGTTATTAAAATAAATATGGTCTTTAATTCTGTTTCGCTCGCCATTTAATTCAATTACTCTGCCCCATTTCTGCGTATCAAAGTTATATTCAATCGCATTGGCTGAGTTCTCAACATCTAATAGCCCAAAATCCATATAAGCACCGGCTGAAACCCTATAAAAGATAGTATTTTCCCACTGATATAAAAATCCTTGGGAAGTTTCTTCTAAGAATGGACTTAAACCCGGATTACTAACCCCTTTTTCAAGCAAAACATTAATCGCTTGTGAGGATATAGGGTCAGGTTGTTGGCCATTAGAGGCCATAAAAGTAACAAGGCCGGTTGAGTTCTTGCCAAGCCATACCATGCGCCCAAAATCAATTGACAGGCTGAATGGGTCTGCGATTCCATAATCCCAATTGTAAGAAGAGTTTAATTTAAACGGGAATTCGCTAGTCACTCCATTTACGGTAATTTGTGTGATAATATTTGCCCATATGTCGGTCGTAAAGTCCGTAAAAATATACAATTGGGAATGTAATACACCCATTTGTTGGACAATACCGGACGCTCTGTTAAACAACGGGCTTCCGTTAATAGTAAAG